CGACCGACTCGGCCGTGCGCATGACCCACATCCCCACGGGCATCGTCGTGTCCATGCAGGATGAGAAGTCCCAGATCCAAAACCGCGCGGCCGCCCTGCGAGTCCTGCAGTCCCGCCTCCTCGTTTTGCGCCACGAGGAAGAGCAGGCGAAGAAGAAGGAGCTCGCCGGCGACGTCAAGGCCTCGTGGGGCGACCAGATGCGCTCCTACGTCCTCCAGCCGTATCAGATGGTCAAGGACCTGCGCACCGAGTACGAGTCGGGCAACCCCCAGTCCGTCTTCGATGGCGACATTGATGGCTTCATCAACGCCGGTATCCGCTGGCGCAAGAACGAACAGAACGCCGCCCAGGACTGAGCCGCGCGGCAACGCATCACCCGGCCTCGGCCTCGTCGATTTATGCACGAGGCCGGGGCCGCGCGCGTGTCCAAGGCGTCCCGGGCGGAGGGCTGAGTGACACACCGGCGGTTTTCCGCGTGTCGCAGCAGGGGCGTGACCCGATCGTTACCTAATCTGACAGGGACTATTGACCCCGATCGGACGGTCCCATGATTCGTTTTGATGATGTCACCATGGTGTACACACCTGGTGCCCAGCCCGCGCTGGACCACGTCTCGCTGGAGGTGGAACGCGAAGAGTTCGTGTTCCTCGTTGGCAAGTCGGGTTCCGGCAAGTCCACGTTCCTGCAGCTCGTCATGCGCGAAATGAAGGCGACCAGCGGCAAGGTGTGGGTGCTCGGCAAGGACGTGTCCAAGCTGTCCACGTGGGCGGTCCCGAAGCTGCGCCGCCAGATCGGCACGGTCTTCCAGGACTTCCGACTGCTGCCTTCTAAGACCGTGTACGAGAACGTCGCGCTGGCCATGCAGGTCATCGGAAAGCCGCGTCACGCGATCGAAACCTCGGTCCCGGACGCGCTCGAGCTGGTGGGTCTGTCCGGCAAGGAGTCGCGTCTGCCGCACGAACTCTCCGGCGGCGAGGAGCAGCGCGTCGCTATCGCGCGTGCCATGGTGAATCGTCCCGAGCTGCTGCTCGCGGATGAGCCCACCGGCAACCTGGACCCGGAGACGTCGCTGGGCATCATGCGCCTCCTGGATCGAATCAACCGCACGGGCACGACCGTCGTCATGGCCACCCACGACGCGGATATCGTCAACCAGATGCGTAAGCGAGTTATTGAGCTTGAGGCCGGCGACGTCGTGCGCGATCAGAACCGCGGCGTCTACGGGGCCGGGAGGTAACACCAGTGAAGCTTCGTTTTATTCTGTCCGAGGTCGGCAAGGGCCTGTCGCGTAACCGCGCGATGAGCGTCGCCGTCATCCTCGTGACCTTCGTGTCCCTCCTCTTCGTGGGCATCGCGGGCCTGACCCAGATGCAGGTGTCCAAGATGAAGTCGGAGTGGTACGACAAGATCGAGGTCACGATCTACATGTGCGCGATCAACGACGCAGCCCCGAATTGCAACGCAACCGAGGCGAGTGATGCGCAGATCGACGCGGTGCGCCAAAAGCTGGCCTCCTCCGAGATGAGCCCGTACGTGGCGAACGTGTACGAGGAGACGAAGGAAGAGGCCTACGAGAACTTCAAGCGCCTCAACGGCAACGATGCGCTGACCCAGTGGACCACGCCGGACATGCTCCAGTTCGCTTTCCGCATCAAGCTGGTCAACCCCGAGCAGTACTCGGTGGTCAAGGAGGAGTTCTCCGGGACCCCTGGCGTGTCCGAGGTCCGCGACCAGCGTGAGGTCGTCGAGCCCCTGTTCCGCGTGCTGGGTGCCGCTCGCACGGCCGCCCTGGGCCTCGGCGCGATCATGGTTGTCGCCGCGATCCTGCTGATCTCGACGACGATCCGCCTGAGCGCGATGAGCCGCGAGCAGGAAACGCAGATCATGCGATACGTGGGTGCCTCGAACCTGTTCATTCAGGCTCCCTTCATGATTGAGGGCGCGTTGGCTGCGCTCGTGGGCGCCGTGTTCGCGATCGGTTCGCTGTTCGCCGGCGTTCACTTCATCGTCCAGGGCTGGATGGCCCCCTCCTTTAGGTGGACGAACTTTATCGGCATGGGCGAGGTGGCGATCATGACGCCGGTCCTCGTCCTGGCGGCGGTCGCGCTGGCGGTTATCGCCTCGGCGTTCTCGCTCGCGAAGTACACGAAGGCGTAAGTCTCATGTCCCGTTTCCTGCATCATCCGGGTTCTCGCGCGCTGCGCGTTGGCGCGCTTGCCCTAGCGGTTGCGTGCTTCGCGGCGATGAGTCAGGCGATGCCTGCTCGCGCCGACGACGAGCGCGACGCCGCCGCGAACGCAGCCGCCGAGGCCGAGGCAACGGTCAACGCCCTGCAGTCGCAGCTGGAGGGCATCGACGCGTCGCTGGCTCAGGTTTTCATCGACCTGCAGGCTCTCAACGGGCAGATTCCGGTGGCGCAGGCCGCCTACGAGTCCGCGACCGCGACCTACGACGCGAAGTCGCGCGAGCACGCGACGATCCTGGGCGAGCTGAATGCCGCCCAGGGCGAGCAGAACCGCATCGACCAGTCGCTGACTCAGGCCACCACACAGGCCGACGACGCTCAGCGCGCGATCGCCGATCTGGTGCGCCGTAAGTACCGCGAAGGCAACGTCGATCCGGTCGCCGTGGCCCTGACCGCGGGCGGTACGGAGTCGATCACCGACCGTGCGGCGGCCGCCGACATGGCGCTGCGCACGGAGAGCCAGACGATGACGGCCGCGCTGGATGTCTCCTCGTCCCAGCGCACGCAGGCCACTCGTCAGAACGCGATCACGGACCGTATCTCCGACCTGGAGGAGAAGGCCGCGCAGGCCGAGGCCGAGGCGGAGGCTGCGAAGAGCGAGGCTGACTCCAAGCTCACTGAGCTCAATAACCTGAAGACGCAGGCGCAGGCCAAGCAGGCCGAGTGGGATGCCCAGAAGGGCCAGGTTCAGGCCTCGCTCGACCAGGCCGAAGCGGACTATCAGGCGCGCAGCTCCGAGCTCGCGGCGATCGACGCGGCAAACATTGCGTCGGGGGCCTCCTACGTGTCGGCGTCGGGCTTCCGTAGCCCGCTCGACATTCCGATCGTCGTGACCAGCCCGTTTGGCATGCGCTACCACCCGGTCCTGGGCATCATGAAGGGCCACTCGGGCACCGACATGGCCGCCGACTGCGGCACGATCATTCGCGCTGTGGCCTCGGGCTACGTCAACGCGGTGTCCTCGGACTACTCGGCGGGTAACTACGTGGATATTAACCACGGCCTCGTCGGCGGTAACTCCGTCATCACCGAGTACCTGCACATGCAGGCCCAGTACGTGTCGCCGGGTCAGTACGTGAACGCGGGCGACGCGCTGGGTGAGGTTGGCTCGACCGGCTACGCGACCGGATGCCACCTGCATTTTGGTGTCATTCAGAACGGAAGCTACGTTGAACCGATGGATTATTTGTAATCCGCGTTAGGATGGACCCTCGTAGCGTTTTGCTACGGGGGTCTTTCCGCAAGTTGCGCGGAAAACGAGTCTGAAAGGAGGCAGCATGCCCAAGGATTGGAAGAAGCCCAAGCCCACGGAGGGGCAGCGCGCCAAGGCTGCCTCCGACGCGAAGAAGACGATCGCCCGCAACAAGAAGGCGCGCCACGACTACACGATTGAAGACACGTGGGAGGCCGGCCTGGCTCTCATGGGCACCGAGGTGAAGGCGCTGCGCATGGGCCGCGCTTCCCTCGTGGATGCGTGGGTCGAGATCAACGGGGGAGAGGCGTGGCTCTACGGCGCGAACATTCCCCTGTACTCCCAGGGTTCGTGGACGAACCACGCGCCCACGCGCAAGCGCAAGCTGTTGCTGCACCGCGCGGAGATCGAGCGCATGCAGGACCGGGTGGCCGCGAAGGGCTACACGATCGTGCCGCTGGAGCTCTACTTCATCGGCGGCCGCGTCAAGGTCGAAATCGCCCTGGCTAAGGGCAAGCAGGAATGGGATAAGCGTCAGGCGCTGCGCGAGAAGCAGGATCAGCGCGAGGCCGAGCGCGCGATGCGCCGCTACGTCAAGCAGGCCCGCCGATAGGGGAAAGAAGGCGATTCCGTGCGGGGTCCCGTCAGGATTTTTCGTCGTGATCTGCTGAGGCTGGTGCGTGTTCCGGCCGCGTGGATTGTCATCATCGGTATGGCATTCGTGCCCGCGCTCTACGCGTGGTTCAACATCGTTGGCTTCTGGGACCCGTACTCGCAGACTTCCCACATCCGCGTGGCGGTGGCGAACGAGGACGAGGGCGCGACCAAGGACCGGATCGGCACCGTGAATGTGGGTGCGATGCTTGAGACTCAGTTGAAGCAGAACGATCAGCTGGGCTGGCACTTCGTGAGCGCCGACGAAGCCCGCGCGGAGGTCGAGCGCGGTGATTCATACGCGGCCTTCATCATCCCGGCGTCTTTTTCGCGTGACCTGACGGGCATCGTTGACGGTACGTACGTCAAGCCGAATATCCAGTATTACGTCAACGAGAAGAACAACGCGGTGGCCCCCAAGATCACGGGGGCGGGTGCGACGGCGTTGGATCGCCAGATCAACTCGGCGTTCGTGTCGACGGTGGCCAAGGTTTTGTCGGAGAAGGCGTCCGAGGCCGGGGTGAGCATCGCGAACAACGCTGACCAGAAGCGTTCGGACGTGTCTGCTTCGGTGTCCGAGGCCTCGGCGAAGCTGGGCAGTGCCTCGCAGACCCTGGAGGGTGTGGGGGAGAAGATCGACGCGGCGAAGGCTTCGGTGGCCTCGGCGCGCGCGACCCTGAGCGACCTGGATAGCGCAGCTTCGGATCTGTCGGCGTCCCTGGACCAGGCGGACCAGCTGGTGGGCGACTCGCGTTCCTCGCTGGCCTCATTCTCCGGTCAGATGGGCGGTGCCCTCGACGGCCTGTCCTCGAACGCGGCGAGCGCCCTTGCGGGGGTCTCTGCGGACGCGGGCACCCTCGACGGTGCGGTGCAGGGCGCGTCCGGACGCGTGGGTGGCCTGCTGACCGAGGGCACGTCGATCAACGACTCGGTGGGCGAGGTGCTCACGGAGCTGAATGCCCTAGGGATTGGGAACCTGCCCGCCGCGGGGACGGCTCTGGCAGACCTGACGAACCAGAACACCGCGCTGTCCGCGGCCCTCGGGAACCTGACGACCCTCAACTCGGATCTCTCGGCGTCATCCTCATCGATCACGAACGCGCTGACGTCGGCCTCCGATGCCTCGGCTGCTGTCTCGTCCGCGGTGACGAACGCCCGCAGCGGCGTGTCTGCCCAGCTTCCCGCGATTTCGTCGGCGCTTGACGATTTTTCGAGCGCATCCTCGTCGATGCGCGGCTCCCTCGACACCTTGCGCAGCCAGCGCGACCAGGTGTCGGGCCTGCTCGACCAGCTCGATTCCCTGCTGGACGGGGCAAAGACAGCGACTCAGACGAGCGCCACGAACGTCGCTGCGATCACGTCCGACCTGAACTCGGTGGCGACGGACATCTCGTCGCTGTCCTCCTCGAATACGCTGCGCGACCTCTCGAGCTCCCTGGGAGTCAACGCCGAGTCGATCGCCTCCTTCATGGCCTCGCCGACGCAGATCGAGACGAAGGCCGTGTACCCCGTGGCTGCGTACGGCTCGGCGATGGCCCCGCTGTTTACCAATTTGGCCCTGTGGATTGGCGCGTTCTCGCTCGTCCTCCTCCTCAAGCTCGATGTGGATGAGGAGGGCATCGGCCCCACGTCCTCTGCCGCCAAATACATGGGCAGGTGGATGCTGCTCGCCTTCTTCGCGCTCATTCAGGCGCTTGTTGTGTCGATCGGCGACCTCATCATCGGCGTGCAGACGGTCTCCCGACTGGGTTTCGTGGGGACGGCGATGATCATCTCGCTGGTGTTCACCTCGATCGTCTACATGCTTTCCACGTGCTTCCAGCACATCGGCAAGGGCCTGTGCGTCATCATCATGGTCATGCAGATTCCCGGTTCCGCCGGCCTGTATCCGATCGAGATGCTCCCGTCCTTCTTCCGCTTCCTGCACCCGCTGTTCCCCTTTACCTACGGTGTTAATGCGCTGCGTGAGATCGTGGCCGGGTTCTATGGGCACACCTACCTGTCGTGCCTGGCGGTTCTCGGTGCCGAGGCGCTGGTTGCGTTCGCGATCGGCCTCGCGCTACGTCCGTTCTTGGTGAACCTGAACGCGATGATCACGCGCGACCTGGCCTCCTCCGGGCTCTTCCTGGCCGAGGCGACGCGCGTTCCTTCGAACCGCTATCGCCTCACCCAGATCGTGGCGGCCCTGGCCGATCACGACGGTTTCCAGCGCTCGGTCAGCGGCCGAGCCGCGCGCTTCGAGCGTCGCTACCCGAGGATCCGCCGCGCCGCGATCATTCTCGGCGTTATCGTGCCGGTGGCTCTGGCGGTGCTGTCCGTCGCGAATGTGGCGGAGGTGCCGATCATTCTGGGTGCCTGGATCGTCTGGGTCCTCCTCGTCATCACTTTCCTGATTGGGCTGGAGTACCTGCGCGAGGCCTTGGCGCGCCAGCAGCTCCTCGGTGCCATGGACGAGCAGGACGTGCGTTCCCTGCTCACCCGCCGCGTGCAGGGGGTGCGCTCGCGCATCGCGCTGGGGGCCGCCGCCGTGAGCGCGTCGATCTCGTCGGCGCTCGCCTCAACCCTGGGTGAGCGCGGGGGAGAGGGTACGGACGAGGCCGACCCCGGCCTCGTCGATGAGGACAGCGCGGGTGACGCGTCGGAGGCGGCGAAGGGAGAAGAGCAGTGAGGACCATCTGGGCCATCTACCGCGCCGACCTGCGCCGCGCGCATCGTTCCCTCATCGCCAGCGTCGTCGTCTTCGGACTGGTCGTCATCCCGTCCCTGTTTACGTGGTTCAACGTGGCGGCGTCGTGGGACCCGTTCGGGAACACGAAGAGCCTGCGCATCGCGATTGCGAACACGGACGCGGGCTACAAATCGGACCTGGTGCCGCTGCACGTCAACATTGGGGACTCTGTGGTGTCCGCGCTGCGTAAGAACGACAACTTCGACTGGGTCATTGCATCCGAGGATAAGGCGGTTGAGGGGACGCGGTCAGGCGAGTACTACGCGGCCATCGTCATTCCCTCGGACTTCTCTCAGGAGATGCTGACGTTCTTTGACGGGGGAGCATCCTCCGCGCCGATGACCTATTACGTCAACGAGAAGAAGAACGGTATTTCGCCGAAGATCGCCGGGCAGGGCGCCGAGGCCGTGAGCGCCCAGGTGAACCAGATCTTCGTGCAGACGCTGTCCGAGGTTGCCCTCGATACGGCGACGTCGGTGGGGGACGCGCTGTCCGCCCCGACCGCGGTCAACACGGTGACGGCCCTCGATAACCGCGTGCAGACGGTCGCCTCGCGCCTGCGTACCGCGGCCGATAGCGCGGACGCCTACGCGTCGCTCGTGGGCTCCTCGGTGACGCTCATCGACTCGACGACCACGCTCGTGGACGGGCTTGGGAGCGCGAAGGGGGCCGCGCAGTCCGCGGTGTCGAGTGCTCAGGCTGGAGCAGGCGGGCTTGGGTCCGCTGCGTCGGCGGCGGTCTCCTCGGTGTCCGACGCCATCTCCTCCTCGCAGTCCTCGCTGTCCTCCCTGTCGAGCGCCGTCGAGAACGTGTATGCGAACGGCTCGACGAGCGCGTCGGACGCGGCCTCGACGCTGCGCTCGCAGGCCTCCGTGCTGGATACGCAGGCTGCCAGCTTCGCATCGATCAAGTCGACGCTCGAGGCGCTGCCGGGCTCGCCCGTCTCCCAGTCCTCGCTGGACCGCCTGCAGGCCGCCTCCGACCGTCTGACCGCGGTTGCGAACGGGCTGCGCGCTGCCGCCTCCGAGCTGGACTCCAAGGTCGCGAATGCCGACGCTGGGCGCGCGAGCGTGAACGGCCTGATCGCCCAGGCGCGTTCCGCGGTCGACGGCCTGTCCTCCGACTACGAGACCAACCTGCGTCCTCAGCTTGAATCGCTGGCGTCCACCCTGGCCTCGGCCCAATCCTCCCTGAGCGCAGCACGCACGTCCCTGGAGGGTGCGACGTCCACTGCCTCGAACGGGAGCGGGAGCGCCCGCGAGGGGCTCACCCAGCTGCGCGACAACCTGGCCGGCGCGGCCACGAGCCTGCGCGAGGCGGCCGGAAAGCTCGACTCCCTGCACGCTTCGATCAGCGAGGCGCTTGCCAGTGGCGACCTGACGACGCTCGGGACCATCATCGGGAATAATCCCGAGGCCCTGGCTGCCGCGATTGCGGCGCCTGTCGGCGTCGAGAAAACTCCCGTCTACCCGGTCGCGAACTTCGGCTCCCAGATGGCGCCCCTGTACACGATCCTGGCGCTGTGGGTTGGCTCTATCCTGATGGTCGTGTCGCTGCGCTCGGACGTCACGGACTCCAACGTCGCCGACGGCCTACCCGAGGGTGACCCGCTGCGCGCGACCCTGACCGCGAAGCCCGTCGGCCTGGCCGCCGGGTACCTGGGCCGCTACCTGATTTTCGGGACGATCGCGCTCACCCAGGCGACCCTGGTGGGGCTGGGTGACCTGTACTTCCTGAAGGTCCAGCATGCTCACCCGCTGCAGTTCATGGGCACCCTGTGGCTGACGGCCGTCGTGTTCTCGTTCCTCATGTACACGCTCATCGCCACGTTCGGGAACGCGGGCAAGGCCCTGGGCGTGCTGCTCCTGGTCCTGCAGATTTCGGGCGCTGGGGGAGCGTTCCCGCTGGCGATCCTGCCCTCCTTCTTCTCCTCCGTTTCCCCGTTCCTGCCGGCCACGCACGCGATCACTGCGCTGCGCGCGTCGATCGCGGGGTACGCGGGGCACGAGTATGCGGATGCCATGTGGTTCCTGGCCTCCTTCATCCTGTTTGCCGCGTTCCTGGGGCTGGCGCTGCGCCCGCTGCTGGTGCGTAAGAACCGGCGCATGGTGGAGAAGCTGGAGTCCACGAAGCTGCTCTGAGGCGTCGGTTTTTCCCTTGACGGGTGGGGGATGCGGGCGTAGACTGATGTGTCCGACGGTCTGCGGTAACGCTGGGCGTCGGGGAGTTGAAAACTCAAGAGGGGATGATCGGTTTCGACAGTGGTCGTCGATCGAAGTGAAGCGAGCCGAGGATGTACGCTCATCTCGTTAACGATGCGTGCAAACCAATAGGTGCCGAACAGAATCGCACCGACTACGTTCTCGCTGCCTGATATCGCAGCCT